GGCCTTCTTGACCAGCATCGTGTTATCTACGTCAGCGACCGAGGCCGCAGCCTGCACCCAGTAGCGATTGCCATCCGGATCCGGATACATAATGTGGAGTCGACCACTATCCGACTCCCACCACAAATCACCGTCGGCAGGACCAGCCGGCGGATCGTCTTGCGTGTTGACGCGCGACCCTGGACCCTCCGGACCCTCGATACCTTGCGGCCCCTGCGGCCCCTCCGGACCCTGCGGACCTGGCACCGTCGATGCTTCACCCTGCGGACCTTGCGGGCCTTCCGGACCAGGGACGGTCGAGTCAGCGCCAGGCGGACCAGCAACCGGCACCACGGGATTCGTGATCACCCATTGCGTGCTCGTGCCGTCATCCACCCAAACGAAGATGAAGCCGGTCGCCGAGTTGTACCAAAGATCGCCAGGCTTCTCGGCAACCGGCGGCGTGTCGGAGATCGAGACGCTCGCGCCACCGCTCTCCACCAGCGTCCAGGCACCCATAGAGCGCCCGTAAATCTCGCCGTCCATCGGCGCTTCGTTCGAGCCGAAATCGCCTGGCGGGCCGGTCTCGCCCTGGATGCCCTGCTCACCCTGCGGTCCCGTGATATCGGTGCGCAGCGTCCAGGTGGTCCCGACGAATTCCCAGACCTGGCCGTCCGTCGTGTCGAGATACCAGTCGCCACTGATCGCGCCAGGGACCGCGCCAGCGACCGGATCTCCCGCGCCGCTGTGCCAACTCTCACCGCGATCGCCCTTGTCTCCCTTGTCACCCTTCGGACCCTGGACGCCCTGTAGACCCTGGTTTCCCGTGTCGCCCTTGTCGCCCTTATCGCCCTTTGGGCCAACCGGCCCCTGGATGCCCTGCGCGCCGGTATCGCCCTTGAGGCCCGTAGGGCCGACAGGCCCTTGCCCTCCTACAGGCCCCTGCGGTCCCGCCGGCCCCATCGAGCCAGGCGGACCCTGCGGACCCTCGGGACCAGGCACGCCCTGGTCGCCCTTCTCGCCCTTGGTGCGCACCAGGATCGAGCACACCGTGTTGTTGGAGAATGAGCCGCCGCCCTGCCTGACAAACTGCACCGGCACCGTGAACCAGTCGCCACCGCCCATCGGCACCGCTGGGCCGGTCATGGTGAATTCCTGGAAGTGGGCGGCGAGCGTCTTCTCCTGAATGATGATCTCGTCGTGAAACTGCGCCGTCGTGAACATCGCTGTCGGATCGAAATTGTCCATCGTCATGCGATCAATGGACAGCATCGTCGCGCTTTGCTGCGTCGCGTTATTCCAGCGAAACTTTCCAGCACCTGGATCGGTAGTGGTCGATTGCACCTGCGTGTCGGCGCGATAGTCGAATGCCGATGACGATGCGCCGCCTGGACCCATCGGACCTTGCGGACCCTGCGGGCCAGGAGGTCCAGGATCACCCTTCTCGCCGCCGCCCTCGCCGATCAGCACACCATCCTCGACGCGCAACCCCTCGCCGATGATCAGAGATTCAGCGGGGCCTCTCGCCGGAGAGTACCGCCCGATCAGCGTATTGGAGTCCGCTTCGAGGATGATGTCGTCATTGTAGTTGGCGAAGATGCCTTCCATCAGAGGATCGCCGTCCTCATCGACTTGAAGGCGATTGATCAGCCACACTGCCGGCGGCGCTTGCTCGTCAACCACAGGATCTTCGGCGTCGCGCACGAAACCGCGCATGCGCACCACCGACTTCGACTTCGGCTTCGCTAGCGTCGTGCCGAAGTGCAACTCCTCCATGATCCTGGTTTGCTTATTCATCCGTCTGCCAACCTATCGGCGGATAGATCGGCCAGGTGGCGCTCGGAACGGTCCTGTACCAGGAGCGAACGTCATGGTGGCCCATCCACACCGTTGGCCCCTGCTCGCGCGCGATGTCAGCATCCGGATCTGACACCGGATGCTGTCGATCTTTTCCAAACTGGATGTAGCCACGCTGATAGTTCAAGCAGGCTCGTCCTTCTCGTCGTCATCGTCGTCTTCATCGTCATTGTCGTCATCGTCGTCTTCGTGCCTGGCCTTGGCCTCTTCGATGGTCTTCTCGACTTCATCATCGTCGCCATGCGACACGTCAGGATCACGGACCTTGTCCTCGCCGATCCACAGCGGCAGCAACATCTCGATCTCCGGTGTGATCTCGTAGATTGCTCCCTGGGCGTACTCGGTGCCCTCGTGCTCGAACGTCTCGTTGACGATAAAGCGTTTCATTCTTCCCACTCCTCGTTCTCTTCCTGCTCCATGAGCGGAGCAAAGCGTTTATCGCCGAATGGGATGAAAGCGCAACGGCAGTTCGGATGTGAGGGAATTAGACCTTGTGCCTGGCTGAGCTCGTACGGCCCATCCGACGCGATGTCTTCGCAGTCCTGGCACACCCGATCGTCGCCGGCAGTGAGAACGTTTACAAGTTGCTCCTCTTCCTGCTCTGCAGCCTCTGCGATGCTCTCGACCGCTCGCTCGATCAGATCGCCGGCCTCGCCGCCGATGAGCGTGCCGAGCCCGATCGCCAACACCTGCTCCTCGACCGAGAATTCCTTCTTCTTGCGCTTGGCCTTGTTGGCCTTGACGCGCTTGCGTCGCTTCGCCTTCTTCGATCGCGCGTCTAGTAGTACAGCAACGCCATTGCGATGAGGATGACCACCAGCCACACTATCGTGTTGATGAGCATCGCTGTTAGGCAACCATTCTGGTTCGATCCCGACTCGGGTGATCCCCTCTGCGGCGTACGCGTAGAGTTTCGCAGCATTGACCGCCCTTACCACCAGGGTGTTGATCATCAGGTGCAAGCGAAGTCGCGTGATCTTCTCCATCACCTTGCGCACTTCACGCATCAGCGCTTCTGGTTTTTCCTTTGCTTCAAGCGAATGAACCACGTTGCGCAACAGCCTTCGTTGAGTCTCGCTCGCAATTCCCCGTACCTCAGCCGTGGCCGCGCCCGCATGCAGTCGTGACACCTCTCCAGCGTCCAGGTAATCGAGCGACGTGGATAGCTCCTGCTCCACAAGTTCGATGCCATGCGCAATGGATCTTTCAATCAACTCGCGCGGCCAGTCCGCAGGTGCCAACAGTGTCTGGTCGATCAGGTTCTCGATCATACCCTCGGCACGTGCGAGTTTATGTGACACCGACTCAACCCAGTTGATGAACGTGTAGGGCGTTGAGCTCGGAGGCGCGCGCAAACCGACAACATCGTGCTCCTGGAAACCCTGGCGCAGACGCTGATAGAGATTGTGCACCCGCCGGTTAGCCTGGGCGCGACCGTGCTTGCGCAGCGCTGCGCTGCGTGTCGGATCGCGCGATCTCATTTCGGCTTCGCGTACTTCTTGCGATACTTCTCGCGGATCGGTGCCATGATGGTCTCGTCCACCTGGGCATGCTCGGCCACGAAGATGATGTGGTCATGCAAATTTGCATCCTGCATCCTGCCGCCGCGTGTGCGGTAGAAGAATTCCTGGGCGACTTCACCATCCTCAGAGCCGTGAATTTTCGGCATCACTTCTTCTCCTCTTGGCCCTTCTTGACGCGGCCAACGTAGGCCTTGAAGCGCGCGTAGCTCTCCGGATCTTTCAGGTTCAACACGCCAGACCAGCCGGAATTCAGGAGAAGCTTCTTGCCGAGCGAACTGTCAGCGATCTTCCAGATGCTCTTCGGATCACCGGAGCGCACCAGATCGTAGAGCTCATCGATCTCCGGCGATTCCTTTTCCTCTTCGGTGAGGTCCATCTCTTCCTGGTCTTCATCGAAAGCCTCAAGATCAATCTCGGCCTGGCCGTAGTCGATCGCGAGTTGAAGCTTCTCGCGCTCCTCTTTCTGGTCCCAATGCTCGCCCTGGTATTCCTCGAGTTGCTCGGCGAGATAATCCGGCGGATCCATCTCACTGGCGTCGTTCTCGGCCTGGATGTTGAACGCCTTGGTCAGCGCATCGGTGATCTCGGTGCGCATCTCATCGGTGAGCATCTTGTTGTAGAATGGAGGCTCGATGTTCGGCAATTCCAACTGGTCAGGGTTCTTCAACTTACCGGCTTCATCAAGTTGCTTGTCGTTCCAGGTGAACTCCGGATCATCGTTACCGTCCTGGTAGCGCGATTCGTAATTCTCGATCGCAAGCGCCGCCAGGATCTCTTCGTTGTTGAACGGATACGGCTTAACGGTGAGATCGTCCTGGCCGCGCTCGTCGGTCAATGTCTTCAACGCATCGAACGCCCAGGAATTGTTCTGATCGTTGAACTGCGCAGCTAGTTGCGCCTTCGCCTGCTCCATCGGCTCGCCGCGATCGCGCCAGGACTCGATCTCGTACTGCATGAACTCATCGCGCGAGTCACGCATCCACCTGCGTTGCGTCTCCTCTTGCTGCTCGGTCGATAGTTGCTCCCAGCTATCGGCTTCGATGCCGCTGCCACTGCCGCCACGTCCGCCGCTGCTACCGATCTGATCCAACTTACGCTCAAGCGATGAGCTCAGTGAGGACCAGGCGCTCTGCGTCGGCACGTAACCGTATTTCGCCCAGGCATAACCACCGACATCGATGTTCGCTGTCACCTTGACGGTCTCGATGCCAAGCGCCTCGTACATCTCGATGTTGCCGCCGAGCACCTTCTTGCCGGTGTTGTTGTGCTGCTGTGATGGATCGAGCTCGAAGAACGAAGAGTAGGCGCTCT